CTGTAGTTCTGTAATGACACTACCGTGGTGCCACCCATGACACTATAACTATACTAATATAACTAGACCTATTAACTAGAATTAATAACTAAGTACTCTTTACATAAATAGTTTTGTGTATTACAATAAGAATGTCATATATACCTCAATATATATTACAACGATAACAAAGAGCGCTACAAACTTATTCCCCAATAATTTGCAAGTAGCGTTTTTTGTTAAGATTTGACTTTCGTTACAAAGTATGGCATACTCTATATATATAGAAATGAGGTAAATAATGACTGATGATGGTAATCCATATTCAGAACTTCAACCAGTACAAGCTAGCTTGGATAATGTAAAGAATCCAGTAGAGCAAGTAAAGGAAGAAGGAAACGTAGGCTTAAATTGGGACGAATGGATAGAGTGTGTTCAATTTATGGCCATAAGATATACAAGTGGTAATGACACACCAAGTTCTTGGAGCGAGATAAAGCTTAGAGCTATGTATCAAGACTTACAGTACTTTACATTTGAGGATGTTCAAGAATCAATAATCAAACTACATAGTGAGGGTAGAACCTTTGCACCAAACAGTTCAATGATTATAGGTATGTGTAACAAACTTAACAAGATTCAAGTAATGTCTTCAGCACAAGTAGAGAGAATGTCCAATGGGCAGTTCAGTGAGTGTAAAGGTGGAGGACAACATCAGTGGTCAGACTGGGGATGGTTCTTTGATGAGCAAGGTTATCCAATATTCTTAGAAGTCTGCTGTGCAGTAGCAGGACCGAATATGCCTACTTGTTTAGCGGAAAGAAAAAAGACTACTCCAACCGCAGTTAACATGAGTATGCACCCAAACTTTCATATGACTAGAGAGAAGTTCATTGAAAGTATGCAGTTTCTTAAACTCGGTGACAAAAAACAAAACGAACTACTAGAATATAGAAATAGACTACTTACACAGGAAGAGATAGATAAGTTAGGAATTACATATGATAAGTGATTTTATAGAAGATAACATACGAGAAGATAAAGCTAGTGCAATATTTCATTCTATGTTGTTTTACAACGACATAAGAGTGCAAAACTACCAAAAGAATTCTTTATCAGTTATGCGTAATAACATAGACTGGATAACAGATGGTGGAACTATGCAAAAAGACGAAGTGATTTGCCACGCAGCTATTTTAGCTTATATGGAACTTTGTATGGCAGAGCTTATGCACAGAGGCATAGAGGAAATAAGAGAACAGAATTTAATTAAAAACGCGGAGGCTATAAAAACCTTACAAAAAATTAAATTTAAAAGACTTAAGTCTAAAGATAAAGAAGAAGTTATCAAATGGTCTCTTTGGAATTATGAAGATGAAGTTCTAGCAATGTCTTCAAGTGTTAAAAAAGCTGTTGGTAGCTGTATTAGTTTTATTATGGAAAACGAAGATGGTGATTTAACAGTTTCAGATATGGAAAATATGTTTGACATAATAAAAGAAAACATTTCTAATCAAGGCTTACCTAATGTGGTAGGAGATGAACTAGAAAAGATTTTTGACACAGAAGAAGAAGAAGAGAATGCTTTAGATTTAATTTCAAAAGCTATGTACTCAAAGAACTATATTAAAACCGTAGTTGACTTTTGTTTAGACTCTTAATATAATTAACCTGCTTGACTTTACTAGCAATAGTAATTTCAGCGGGACAGCCTTGTGGTAAAAGATACGATGGGAAGGTATTTGTTTGGACACTTGTACAATCACATTGGGGAGCGAAACCCCACACAAGGCCTAGGGAATCGGAAACATAACTAAGTTGTGTGTGTACTGGATACTAAATGTAGTGATTAAGTAAAAGTATTAATAGATTCCCTTAACTTTTTTGTACCTATTATTTAAATAATGATTAAAGAATCAAAACAATGGTGCAAGAAAACGGCGAGCAAATTAGAGGGTATAATTATTAGGTCGGTGAATAACTAGCAATAGTTGTTCCATTGCCGATACCCTCCCATCGTCGGCTCTCTTCGGAGAGTCGTATCCAAAATGAATTTACAAAATTTTTTTACTTTTGACTTGACAATACATTTATTGTATGGCATACTTAATATATAACACAACAGGAGGATTATGAAACCAGTGACTAAAGAAGCAGTAGAAAAACTATATGATGAAACAGGCATTTATCAATGGCATACTACTGATAAAAAATTAGAAAGACCGACTATGGGAGTAGATTTTGTTTTTACACCTTTTACCGACATAGAAGAAGCTATTGAACAAATAAACAAAGCATTAGAAAGTAGTGGACTAAGTTATCAAATGACTACTTGGACTTTACCTAATGAAGAAAACCTTAGAGAGGAACTATGAGAAAATTTAATGTGAAGATTGTAGCTAATAAAAAATACATAGCTAACAGTTTGTCAGAAGCAGAAAACATGGCAAGAAAAGATATTCCAAATATACATTATCTTTGGAAAACAAAACTTGTAAGTATTAAAGATATTGGAAAGATAGGAGAAGAAGAATGAGTGATAATCCTTTTGATGGACCAAGTATAGAAATTGGTTCAGACGAATTCAAAAAAATGATTATGGAAGTTATGATTAACAAACATAATAATTCAGATGAAGACTTTGATTTGAATGCGTAAAAGATTTAGAAAAGAACAGCATGAGTGGAGCTACAAAATTAATTGGGTTCACAATATTGCTACTTATAAAAAGAAAGAAGATGGTAAAAAACATGACTGAAGATTATAAAAGAAGCCTAGGCAAGTTGTATGAGAAAGTTCAGATGATAAAGAACTTTCCACATATGCTAACCGTTGGCTCAGCTATTAATACAGAGACAAAGAGGAGAGAAGTAGTTCTAGTTCTTAAAGAAGAAGATGGACCTGTCATTCCTTTAGCAACTCTTTTAACAGCAGAAGATATTGCATTAAGAGAATATGATGTAAAAGACTCAGCTATATTTGAAAGAGTATTTGACTTGTATGAAATTGAAGACGATAGAGGAACTTTTGACGAGCTAAACAATGGCTTTCATCCTAAAGATAAAACTTATGATGATATGTTGAAGTTTATCGACTCTACTAGAGAAGCAGTCGAAGATATAGAATAAACAGTTTCAGACTGCTTATAAAGTTAACACAACTCAACACCCTGTTGTGCGTGTTAAAAAGTAGGTAGTCTGTGAGTGTCTATTAATGAGATGAAATCAATTGAAAGGTGGCATAATGCCAAATTTAGAAGACAATACAATAGATACTGATAGTAGTTACAACTACAACTATCAAACAAACGAATGTGCAGTTCATAAATGTAAATGGAAATCCCATGAACCCAATGATGAAGGTGCATTAGATTTAATTACTCAAGGTGGTTACGGTGATTTTATGGATTACATTGAAGAACCTCCTGTATATTTACGTTTATGTCATAAGCACGCACATAAATTTGCAAGTTGGTTAAACAACCCAAATGTCTTGCCAAGACACAGTGGTCACGCACATAATGGTTCGGAACCCGGATTTTGGTATGGCCATATTGGTTGGGACCAATACACTTGGCTATCCTATGTAAATAATTTTTTATATCACTTGTGGAAAGAAAACTTAAAATTTGCTATAAATGTTATAAAACGACAGTTACGACATCATTTAAATTGGAATAGACAAGATATAAACGATAGTTCAACTCCTGTAATTAAAAAAGAATTTATTTACAAATTATTTTTTCAAACTAAAGCTTATAAAGGATTTGTTAATTTAAAACGTAGAAGTTTAAAAGTTAACTTTTCTAAATGGATAGAACAAAAACATCGCAGTAAAGTTTCTCTTGATATGGAAATATATAATTTAGTAATGAAAGGTAAGCTTTCTGATAAAGATTTACAAATAATGGCTATGATTACTGATGCAAATAGGTCTAAATCAGAAGAAGAATAACAAATCTAACACCTCCTAGCAATAGGGGGTTTTCTACGTTCTATAATTAAAAGTATGTCTAGAGATATACTAGAAAGTAAAACTAGTTTAAGAGAGCAGGAATTCATATTAGAGTTCCCCGCACTTCACGAAGCACAACAAACAGTAAGAGATGACCCAGCTCGTTGGAAAATTCTCTGTGCTGGTCGTCGTTTTGGAAAATCCAGACTTGGTGTTCAGTTATGTTTAGAAGAAGCACTTAAAGGGGGTCGTGTTTGGTGGGTAGCTCCTACTTTTGCAATTGCTAGAGTGGGTTGGAGAGATGTAGTTGCAGCGGCACAAGAATTTCCAAAAGAAGCTGGTGTAGACATAAGAATTGGTGATATGGAAGTAAAATTTCCCGGAGGCGGTTCTATCTCTGTAAAATCTGCTGATAATCCTCAAAGACTTCGTGGTGAAGGTTTGAACTTTTTAGTTATGGATGAAGCTGCTTTCGTGAGAGAAGAAACGTGGACAGAAGTATTAAGACCTACTCTTACCGAAAATAAAGGTGCAGCACTTTTTATCTCAACCCCTATTGGAATGGACAATTGGTTTTATCATTTATGGGAAAAAGCTCACACAGCTGATGATTGGGCAAGATTTCAATTTCCAACAGTAGCAAATCCTATTATTGACCCAGCAGAAGTCGAGTCTGCAAGACAAGATTTAGGAGAATTAGTGTTCGCGCAGGAGTACCTTGCAGAATTTATCTCTGAAGGCGCACAAATGTTTAGAAGTCATTGGTTTAATTACTACAAACTTGGAGTTGGTACTGTTTGGTGTGAGGGTGAAAAATTTGATATCAATAGAGATTTAGTTAAATTTGCAACAGTAGACTTAGCAGCTTCTACTAAAGAGTCTGCTGACTATACAGTCATCTCAGTATTTGGATACCACATGCAATCTGACAGATTATTTATGTTAGACATGATAAGAGATAGATTTGAGGCACCAGACATTGTTCCTCAAATTAAAAGAGCAGTAGGTATTCATAATTTAGAATGGGTTGGCATAGAAAAAACAGGATACCAGCTAGCTATAGTTCAATTTGCAAGAAGAGATGGTCTTAGGATTAAAGAACTAAGGGCCGACAAAGACAAGCGTTCACGAGCACTTCCTTTGTCTGCTAAGATGGAAAGAGGACTTGTATATTTTCCTAAAGATGAAGACTGGGTTGGAGAAGTCGAAAGAGAGCTTTTGACATTCCCTGTTGGAGTTCACGATGATATCGTGGACACTTTAGCTTATGCCTGTCTAAGTAGCGGAACAAAAAGAAAATGGGAAGCATTTTAAATGGCTGACAACAAAAGTTTTTACAGAAAAGCAGTAGATTACTTACAAGCTCCATCACAAAGATTTGAAGCAAAAAGAGGACCTCTAGATAAATACGAACAACCCCAAGGGTCTGTTTGGGGGTACAATACTCAATCTGGTTACTTTCCACAAAAACTAATAGACGAATTAGGTGACGGACTCGGTAACTCAGCTGTAGTTGCATGTCTTAATGTATTAGCAACTTCTTTCGCTGAACCCCAATTAAAAGTTTACAAAAAAAATGAACAGGGTAAATTAGAACAAACATCACACCCTTTAGAACAATTACTACAAAGACCAAATGAATTTATCTCGGGTTCAATTCTTTCACATTACATAGTTACTTCTTTATCAGCGCACGGCGATGCTTTCTTGATGAAAGTAAAAGATAATAACAACAAAGTGGTTCAACTAGTTCCTCTTATGCCTAGTTATGTAAAGGTAAGAGGAAACAGTAGAGAACTTATTACTCATTATGAATATCACGCAGTACAAAAAAATCTTAATACTGAATTTATTGAGATACCTAGAGAAAACATTGTACACATAAGACAAGGTATGGACCCAGACGACCACAGAAGAGGATTTTCGCCACTTCGCTCAGTTATGAGAGAATTGGCTGGAGACGAAGCAGCTGGACAATTTGCAGTCGCTTTGCTACACAATATGGCTGTCCCCGGAGTTATTTTAAGTCCAAAAGATGACTCTATGGGTGGTCCATCAAGAGAAGAAGCTGAAGGTATAGCTCAATCTTTTAAATCAAAATTTGCTGGTGCAAATCGTGGTGCCCCAATGATAATGACTGGAGCTATGGATGTAGACGTAGTTTCTTTTACACCAGAACAATTAAACTTAACACAACTAAGAAGACTTCCAGAAGAGCGAGTATCGGCTGTTCTAGGAGTCCCAGCTATTCTTGCAGGACTTGGAGCAGGTTTAGATGCAGCAACATACAACAATACAAGAGAACTTAGAGAATTTTTTACAGAACAAAAAATGATACCTTTATGGTCAGCTGTTGCAGATGAACTAACCCATCAACTATTACATCAAGACTTTGAAGAAAATGATTACGAATATTATTGTGGTTATGATTTAGACCAAGTTAGAGCATTATCAGAAGATAAGAAAGAACAAGTCCTAACAATGAATTCTGCAGTGCAGGGAGGTTTTGTAACTATATCAGAAGCAAGACAAGCACTAGGTTTAGAGGTAGATAAATCTCACGAGATTTATTTAAGGCCTTTAAATATGATGGCTGTGCCCGAAGGAGAGACTGGGATTATGAACTCTGATGAAGAGAAGCCCGCCCCTGTGGCACAGCAATCATCTGACGAAGAAGATGAAAAATCTACTTTAAATACAACAAGGTTTCAACCAGAGGTTAGAAGAAGTAAGAGAAAAATAGGCAAAAGAAAGTCTGTTATAATTGACCTATCAATGGAATTTAAATCAGCAGAACAAACAGACATAAAACTTTCTGAAGAAGAGAAAGCTGCTGCTGTTTCTGCTAAAGTAAAAAAAGTATTACAAAAGAAAGTTAAAGACCATAATGCAAAAGACCCAAAGTATAAAGCAAGTTATGGAATGTTGGCAGCTGTATTCAGACGAGGTGTTGGTGCCTATAGAACTAACCCATCTTCAGTGCGAGGTAATGTTTCTTCAGCAACCCAGTGGGGCGTAGCTAGGGTAAACGCATTTCTTAAAGGATTAAAAGGTAAATTTCCAAGAACAGCTTTTGACCAAGACCTACTTCCAAGTGGTCATCCATTAAGTTCAAAAAAATCAGCTAAAGCTGCATCAGTAAAAACTGGTGACACGGTTAGCTGGTCAATCAATAAAGACCCAGACCCACCTTCAACAGTGCATGGCGTAGTTACTTCTGTCAACAGTGAAAAGAAAGAAGCAACTATGGTTGTTTGGGCTATTATGGAAAACGGTGAGCATAAAAAAACAGATAGAAGTGTTACTATGCCTTTCTCAAAACTTAGTAAAATAAAAGATTTTAGAAAAGAAGAAAAAGCTAAAAAAGACAAACCTACAAACTTTCCCTCATCTGGCGACAACCAAAAAATTAGCTTAAGTAATTCAAAATTTAAACAATTTCCAGATAAAAAATACATTGATAATCTAAAAGAAAATTATCCAAGTATTTGGAGAAGAGCAGGTAACGGTGGTAACCCACCAACTTCGTTCACTGGAAACGATGCCTACAGAAACTGGACGAAATATAAATCTGGAGATAGAAGTTCTTCTGTTTTATCTTGGGTAAAAAGAAGAGAAAGCTTTATGGCTCGTCATCAAAAAAATACTAGATTAAATGGAATCATTGCTGTTATGAAATGGGGCGGTGTAACCAAATCTGGAGTTAGCGCTATGAAGAGCATAGTTAATGAGCAAAAGAAAAAAGAAGATGCTCGTAAAAAGAAGGCTAACGAAATCTTGTCTCACAAGGACGATTTAACAAGTTAAAATAGTTAATAGTATCGAAAGGTATATGAGTAGGTAGATGAAAGATAAATTTAACAAGTCTATTGAGTTTAAAACAATAGATGAAGAAAAAGGACAAGTTGAAGCAGTTTTCTCTGTTTACAACACATTAGACACAGATGGAGATGTTGTCGTTCCCGGAGCTATAAAATCCGGATTTAAAGATAATCAAGTACCAATGGTGTTCGCACACAAGTGGGACCAACCAATAGGTAAAGGTACAATTGTCACTGACGATAATAAAGCTACATTTAAGGGAACTTTCTTTATGGGGACTGAAGCTGGAAAAGAAGCTTACAATCTCGCAAAAGAAATGGGGGACTTACAAGAATGGTCGTTTGGTTTTAGAATAAACGATTATGAAGTTGCTCCTTTTCAAAAAGATGGTTCTACTGACGAACAAGACGTTCGTTATCTCAAAGAATTAGAAGTGTTTGAAGTTTCACCAGTATTAGTTGGTGCAAATAGAGAAACCTACACACTAGCAATTAAATCCGGAGAAGAAGCTATTTATGAATCTAACTCAGATTTAAAAGTAGCTCTTGATAAAGATGTTTTTGACAACGCTGAAGATGCAAAGAAAAGAGCAAAAGAATTAGGCTGTTCCGGTAGTCATACTCACGATGTAGATGGTAAAAAGGTACATATGCCTTGTTCATCACACGAAAGTTATGAAGAAACAATTGCTAATCAAGGTAAAGATTTATCTACAGATGATGAAGAAAAAGGCAAAGATAAAATGTCTTGCGACTATGGCGAAACTGGTAAGTGTGCCAAAGAAGGTCAAAAATCATCAGAAGAAGATACTAAAATTTCAGAAGAAGATAGTTCCAGCTTGCAAGGGGTAACTTTTTCAGAAGAGGTGAAAGATGTGCTTGCTGCATTAGAGAGCCTCATAGTACGTGCAAAAGCAATAGCTATATTGCGCGAAAAAGATGGAAGGACATTATCGGTGAAAGCTAGTTCTGCTTTAAGAGCAGTACAAGATGACCTTAATGATGCGTGGAACGAAATCGATACAATTATTGATGAGAACCTAGAGATTCCAGAAGCTGAATCACAAGACGACGTTGAGACTGCGGTCGAAGAAGTTGTTGAAGATGCAGAAACTGAATCAGAGAATACAGAAGTAGAAGAGGAATCTCCTACTGATGATATCGAGGTTACTGAAGAAATTGTAGAAGATGAAGTTGTAGAAGAAGTTGAAGAAGCTGCTGAAGAAGAAGTTGTCGAACTTGAAGAAGTTGATGAAGAATTCGAAGCACTTTTTGCTGAAGCTCAAACCACAATCACAGAGGCCACTTTACTTGAATTAGACGACGAATAAGTATAAGCAATTTATTTGGAGATAAAATATAATGTCAAATTATAGCGAAACACTTCAGAAAAAGAGAGCTGAGTTAAAAGAAGTATTTGATAATCCTGCAGAAGACGGTAAGTATTCCGCAGAACAAAAAAATGCTATCAACACTTTAAACACCGAGCTATCTGGATTAGTCGATGATGCTAATAATGCAAAAGCCAAAGCTAAAAACGAAAAAGCTATGGAACAAGCAGTATTTGCAGCTGAAGAATCAGATAATTCACCTAAAACAATTGGTGAATCATTTGTAAATTCTGATGCTTACAAAGGCTATACAGAAGCTGGAGTTAGAGGTTTGGACTCAAATGTTAAGTTCTCACCAATGGGTTATAAAACCACATTAGGTGCTGGAACTTCTAACAACTTTCCACCTGAAGTATTAAGACAACCGGGAATCTTAGAGTCCGCTCTTAGAGACCCAGACGCAGTGATTGGTCTTTTTGACCAAATCGAAACTGACCAAAATTCCTTTGCATATATGGAAGAAACTACATTCACAAACGCTTCTGCTGAACAAGCAGAAGAGGCAACAACAGCTGAAGCCGCATTAGACTTCACTGAAAAGACTGCATCAATAAGAAAAATTGGTGTTTTCTTGCCTGTGACTGAAGAACTTCTTGCAGATGTAAACGGTATTCAAGGTTATGTCAATTCAAGACTTGGTACAATGATGAAACTAAGACTTGACGGACAACTTTTGAGTGGTGACGGTAGTGCACCTAATCTAAAAGGTATATTGAACCAAACCGGGTTACCCGGCTTTAACAATAGTTCATATTCCGGCGAATTAGGAAAATTAGGACAAATCTATCAAGCCATTACAGAAATAAGAAAAGGTGCGTTTGTAGAACCAGACGCAATTATCATGCACCCATCAGATTGGTACGACATCGTAACATCAGTTACAGATATCGCTACTACAACATCTGGTGCTGCCCCTAAGAACCCATTATTTATGGTTGCTGGTGGCTTTGGTGCAGACGCAGCCCCAAGAATTTGGGGTCTACCAGTCGTAGCTACTTCTGCTGTTGCAGAAGGAACAGTTATTGTTGGTAGGTTTGGTGGCGGAGAAGCTGCTCATGTTGTGATGCGACAAGGAATTGACCTTGCTGTATCTGATTCTCATAGTGACTTTTTCCTTAAAGGAAAATTAGCTATCAGAGCAACAATGAGATTAGGCCTCGTAGTCTATAGACCAACTGCATTCTGTAAAATAACAAATATGTAAAAATATTTGTTGTAAGAACAAATAGTAATGGGGGATTAAGTTCCCCCATTACAACAAAAGAAATGAGAAAATTTTAAATGAGTGAATTTATAAAAGTAGAAAAAGACATTTGGAAGCTTGAAGATGGTTCTTTATGGGAAGGTAATATAAACCAATGCCCAGAAGGTAATCCAGACAGTGTTGCAAAAGCCGGTAAAGAATATCAACTTGATTATCTTGAATTACACGGTTATGGAAAGAAAAAAGCTGCTGTTAAAAAAGCTGCTGTTAAAAAAGCTCCAGAAACTAAAGCACAAAAACCAGCTGAAGACAAGTAGGTCATAGCCAATGGCGCTAAGTACTGTTTCAGATGTTAAAAGTGTTATTGGTGTTGATATGTCTTCAACAGACGAAACGGCAATAACCAATATATTTATACCAGCAGCAGATGCTGCAATTAAAAATTACGTCGGTTATGAATTAGAGTATAACGCTTCTGTTGTAGATACATTAGATGGCAACAATCAAGAAGAAATTTATACAAGTGTTGCACCTATTATTTCAGTGAGTTCTCTTGTCGAAGATTCAGTAACACTTACTGAGGGTAATCAAGAACATTTTGTTGTTTATAAATCATTAGGTAAAATTAAGAAAACAGGTTCAAAACAATTTTCAAGCATAAGATTACAAAATATTGTTGTAACTTTTAAAGCTGGATATTCCGATACAGAAGCTACAGCAGAAGATATACCAAAAGATATAAAGTTAGTAAGTGCAAAAGCAGCAGGCAAAATGTTTATAGCATCTGCAGCTCTAGGGTCTCAACAAAGTACAGGAGATGTCTCAACGCACGCAGCAGACAAAACAGCAGACTCACAATTTCAATTAGTGAGAAATGAAAGACTTGGAGATTATTCAGCGACTTATGAACCAGTTTCAGATTTGTTAGCTCAAGAAGTACTGACAAATCAAGATAAATCAGTTTTAAGTAAATATAAAAGGCAATACTTTACATCGGCCTCAATACTCGACTAAACTAATATTATGGATATAGAATTTAATAAATCACAGCGTAAAGCATGGTTGATGGGTATAGACTTTGAAATCTTTGCAGAAGCAGTTATTGAACAAATGAACAGCTTAAGAATGCAAAAAGTTAACTTAGTTCAAGATATGGATAATATTGTTAACGATTACATGCAAGTATGTAAAAAGTTTCCTATCAAAGAAAAAAAATCAAAGAAAAAATAACTTGTGGCTAGATACGACTACAAGTGTTCAAAATGCGAACATGTTTTCGAAGTACAGCACTCTATACATGATGAACCAAAGGTAAAATGTGAAAAATGTAAAAAACTATGTATTAGACAAATTAGCAGTAGGGTTAATCTCTATGGAACTGTTGGCATTGATTGGAATACTGACCCTTCTAAAGTTTCTCAATCCATGAGAGATAAAGCAAAAAAAGCAGCCAGACGTAAACAATCTTTCTAAACAGAATACATTGTATATTTAAGAGTTATTTCTTCATCTTTTTTTATGTCTCTTAAAAAGTAAAGGTATCTAAATCTTTGGACTTCTACAAGTTTCGCATTGGGTTCTTCACTGTGATTGATAAAACCACCAAGAGGTGTTCTAAAAAGCTTATTAGTGATGGGGTCTGTAATATGAGTAATTCCACTATTTACACCCTTTTCTATGTCTTTTAAGGCAAATAATCCTAGTCCTTCTATTTTTGATTTTTTAATTGTAAGATGTTCTGGTAAAGGTCTATAATTCATCGTCTAAATCATCCCAACCATAATCTTCACAATAATCTTTTTCATTCATTATTTATCTTTTAATGGGTCTTTATGTCCACGAATACGTCCAACTTTTTTTGGTGCGTGTAAATAACATCTATCTGAAGGATTGTACTGGCTTAAAGTAACTACACAATCTTCATTCTCACAAAGTCTTCCTTTGTCAAACACTTTAGTTTGACGACTTGCTTCATAGTGGCTTCTTGCATTAATAGAAAATTGATTAGCCATTAGAACTTCTCCGATTCGCAATCAAGACAAAAGATACTGTTTATTGGTAACTCTTTTGACTCTAAACAAATTGCACAAGTTGGTAAGTTAAAATTATATAAATCTATCATTCTTCCTCATCTAATCCAACGACATCAATAAGAGGTACCCTACCTACAACTCTGCCTTTGTCGTCATACCAATATTCGTATTCTATTTTATCTACTTCCATTTTCTCTCTTTTCTAATTCTTCAATCTGTTCATCAGACATAAACCACTCAGCAGGAAAAGAATGGTTATGTCTTGATATTTCAAATTCTTTTACTTCGACATAATAATCTAGTCTTACACAAATCCAAATTTGTATTTTACTTACAAGATTGCTAATACTTTGAGCTAAGTTCATTAACAATACATCTATTCGTTGAGCCATTTTTTTCTCCATTTCTCTTCGTCTTCCCAGCACCATTTACTTGAATTCCAATCACGCCATTGAGTTTTGCCATAAATATCTTCGGCAAGTATTGAAGCCATCATAATGTTGTAATACGGAGTATATTGTACTTTAGTAAAAGAAAAACCAGTATTTATTTTAGAAGTTGGTCCATTGTAAGGCCTACCCCATTTTAAAACTACCCATTCATCCCACATCGGCATCTCATACTTCTCTGCAACCCAATTCCATGTCCAAGACACGAATTGCATAACACCTGTATCACCATTATCTAATCTATGAGCAGAAGATTTACCTCTTGATTCACACCAACCAATCCTTACTGCTGTATCTATATTTTCATAATCAAAAAACTCAACATACAAATGAGAATATTGCAACATTGTAGAGGGTACATTTTGTTTACATTCTATAAATGAATTAATTTGTTGATTTTCTGATAAATTAGGAGCATCTGGAGTACCAAATGTTGCTAAAAACAGCATACAACTAGCTATCATTATTTCCTTTCATAGCATAATAATGCCATAATTCTAGAAAAATGTCAAGTACTAATCTATTTTAGTTTGTATTGCTTCTTGTATTGTTTCTTTTTCAGAGTTGCCTGTTACAGCAGTAGTATATTCGTTTACAAAACGACCATATTGGTCTTGTATTAGACGAAATATTTCTGCTTCCCAACAATTAGCCCATTTATTCCAACTGAGATAAATGGTTCTATCTCCTACTTTGAAGATTTTTTGCCTTTCATCTTGGGCAATAATCTCTAGTTCAGCCATAAAGGCCTCCTTTGCTACACACCTTTATTATAGCAGGTCTTGACTAAATAGTAAAAAAATTGGAAAAAACTTGACAAATCGTGAGTGATGTGGCATTATTATAGTATGTATAGAAGGAGAATATATGGAGACAACTAATAAAGTTACAACTTCAAAACCCAGTCTAGAACAAGCAGAGTTCTTGTTTAAAAGGTTTCCCAATAAACCTTTAAGAGAATGGGCAGAAGATTGGGAAGTATCTCACGAACAGGTAAGAATAATGAAAATAAGATTAGGAATACCTACAAGTAGAAAAGTGGAATACACAGTAGAAATAACTAAGCCGGTAATAGATTATATTGCAGAGGGTAAAGGTACTATAAACACACCCCGAACATTTAAATCTTTATCTTTTGGCAAAACTACTTTTTTAAACTGGATGGCAGAATATCCAGAGTTGACTGATGCTGTTGTTGAGGCTCAAAGTATAGCAAGACACAATAAACTTAATCCAACTCACAAAAGATGTTCTCAAACAGGAGAAGTTTTACCCGTATCTGAATTTTACAATGATAGTAATACTTTAGACGGATACTCAAGTAGAAGTAAAAAAGCTGTAAAGTCTAACGCTAAGAAATATTATGAACAAAGAAATGTTACTGAACCTACAGTAACAGAAAAACTTTGTCCTGCTGTTTCTGACTTAGGAGTTTTACCAGCTAAATACTTTGGTTTGAGTAGTAAACACTCGACAGGACTGCAAACGTATTGTAGAGAATTTCAAAAACAGTATCAAAAATTCTTAAACAAAGATGGTTACACTCAAGGCGACGCATATGAGTTAGCTAAAGAACCAACTTATGAATATTTTGCTGGGCAAGGATATCAACGCATAACCGAAACAAGTAATTTCTAAGTAAAACCTAATTAAAACCCCTCCTAAGTGAGGGGTTTTTTTGTTGGTATAATAAATGGTATGCCTAAACTACCAACATCTTTATTGAATGAAAGCGTTACAATACAATCATTAAGTGGTTCATCTGTAGACGATAGAGGACTTTCAACAGCAACTTGGTCTGACTCTGCAACAAACGTACAAGCAAGAATTATGGATTCTGGTGGCACGTCCGAAGTAGATTCTGAGAACAGAACAGAACAAGTTATAGAATTTAGAATTTACATACCTTCTGGAACAACTGTATCTATGGATGATAGGGTTAGCTATGATAGTAAATTTTATAATATTAAAAATATTAAAAAAATAAAAGATAGATTTGGAAATATTTTTTATAAAGAATTGACTATGGACTCGGGATACTAATGGCTCAAGGTAGATTAAAAATGAAAAATCTTTCTTTACGAAGCTTTAAACAAGTAACTGATGGATTCGCAGGTGGCGGAAGGTATAATTTTCAAAAAATTAAAAATTTAAAAGATTTAAGAACTTTTTTTTATGAATATTCATTATTTATTGGTGACTTATCTTCTATTCCCGGAGTTCCTAATTTTAATACAGCCAACAAAGTAAGAAATCTTTTTCTTAAGTCTGGACGTATTATGGGAGACGTTAACTCTCTTATGGGTACCGCTCAGAAAATGATGGATGGTTTTCAAATGTCAGATTTAGAAACTGCTGGTGAGCGTGCTTTTAGACGTGTTGGAGGTAGAGCTACAGGTAAAGTTATGATGAAAATTCCCGGAAGTAATCCTTTATCTCGTGCTGCTAGGTCTGGTTTAGGAGCTAATATGCAAAAAGAATTTGATAGTTTCACGAAAAAAGCTTTTAGACAGACAGGTCTTTCCGCTAAACCAGCTGTAAGAGTATACGGACATGTCAATGTGGCAAGTATATATGACCACAGTGCTATTCATAAAATATTAGAAATAGTGACTGAAGATATAGCTAGGCAAGCATATGTTTTTACTCCAGTCAAAACTGGTAGATTGAGGGGAACACTTTACCCATCATTTAAAGATACAAAGGTTAAAGGCGGACATATGAGAAGAGGTAGGGTTTCTATTGGAGAAGGACTTGATTATGGTTTAAAAATTGAGTTTGGTAGCGGTTCTGGGTTTGACGTTGGAGTCGGAGCAATAAAAGCAAGATACTTTCCAGAAACTCCACAAGCTGTTCAATATTTAAGAGGTGCTAATGAAAATCGTAGAGCAGTCACAAATGGTAAAGGTGCTATGTTAAGAAGAGGTGCAGCTAAAGCTGCAGCAAGATTAAAGTCATCTGGTTTAGGTCAGTTTAAACAACACAATATAGAAAAAGTAATTTCAGATATGAATGGAAAGGTAAAGTAATGTCACAACAGTTACCAGATGCAGAAATCTTATTTAGAACTTGGGCATTATCTAGAACACCTATAGCAAATTTAGTCAACACAAAAGTAGCAACAAGACTTCCTACTAGTGGGACGTTACCCTTTTTAGTTTATTCAATGTTAGGTGGAGCTCCTTTAGGAGGAGAATCTCTTATTTATGAAGCAACAATGTTTATTGATGCTTACGCAGGAAAATATGCTTCTTCCGGAACTAAAGGTCAACCAGATTTTTCTGGTGCTTTTAATTTAGCAAATACAGTTGTAGAAGAAACATTTGACTATGCACCTACCAAGTTAACTTCCACTGGAGGTGAGGTTGGTGTTATACATGGCTTTTATAATCAGAGCGGACCCTCAAGAATTGAAGAACCCGACCTCGGTTTAGCCCGCTATAATATAGAAGTAGTAATGGTATATGGAGCAAATACATGAAAAATGTTAAATTGAATCCTTTTATTAGAGTTTTCGATTCTATTAGAGACGAAAAGCTCGATATTATCTTTGATGGTAAAGAATGGGTAGAAGTAAAAGAATCTGATTGGAACAGACTTAAACAAAGTCAAACCAAGCAAGGTGAAATACTAATACCTACATTCGTTACTGAAGGAGAAGGTATGGGAGAAGTTAAGGGTATTTCTGATATTAAAGAAGAAATATCTAGCGATGAGGAATGGTTCGGTACTGACGAAGTAGTAGAAGAAGAAGAGTGACAAACTCTTTATAACCATAGGTAGGTAAATAAAATGGCACAAAGTATTACAGAAGTTCTTTTGGGAACTGGTAGTCTTTTTACAGCTCTGGAGTCTGACTTGAATGGTGGAAGCCCAAACGTGGTATTCCCATCCAATACAAGTGTTACCCCAGCAAATACATACTGGACCAATATAGGATATTCCGAAGGTGGATTTTCATTAGAATATGATAAAACATTTGAAGATGTAACAGTAGCAGAAGAGATTGACCCTATTAAGACAATCAAAACTGCTCAAGAAGTGAGAATCACAGGAGAGCTTGCTCAAGCTTCCCTTGCTAACTTAAAGCTAGCAATGGCTGGTGGAACAATTTCTACCGATTCTCCAGCATCCGGATATTCAACATTAGTTCCTCCAACAACTGACTCTTTCTTAGAGTATGGTTTGTTGTTAAGAGTTAACGCTCCGGGTACTGATGAAGCAGGTGCAGGTAAATTAAGGGACATTCATGTTCCTAGAGCAGTTAATGTGGGTGCATTCTCAATGACACACGCAAAAGCTCCTCAAAAGGTGACAGTAACGATTGAGTACAAAGTGCTCAAGCCAAATGCTGATGCACCATTTGCAAATATATTTAAAATTATTGACACAGTCTAATAATTAATACGTAGGAGGTATTGATGTCAGAATTTAAAGATTTTGATGAAGCAGTGGCAGAAGATGCCGATGTAAAAGTTACTTTCAAGGTAGGGGGCAGGAACTACGAAGCTCCTTCAACCCTACCAGCGAAAGTAGTGTTAGCACAGTTAAAACTGTCAAACGATAGTGGTGGCATAGACCAAAAAAACATTGGAGAATGGTTGGGAGCTGTTATGGGCGAACAACAATTTGGTCAAATGTTAGATGACGGAATAAGCTGGATACAGCTAGAAAAAGTTTTGATTTTCTTGTTGGTCACATATGGAATAATTCCAGACCCAGAAGAAGTCTCAACTGAAGGGGGAGAAGAAGAAGACCCAAAATAAATCTATCTTGGGATGATGTCTTAAGTAGATGGTCTTCAGTAGAGTCAGACTTTTTAAGATTCTACAGACTCGAACCTTTAAATATTAGTTGGAGATTATTTAAAAATCTTTTATTCAGTCTAGTTTCGGAAGAATCTTCTTTTTATGCACCCTATTTAGCTGAGCAATTGAAAGAAGCAAGAGAGGAAGCAGAAAATAATCGTAACGAAAAACCAAAAGTACAAATATCATTGGCAGATGCTATGCAGGATTTAGGTATAAATGACTAAAATTGGTGGTGCCCATCTCGAGATTGATGCAGACGCTTCAAAGGCCGAAGAAGGTGCTAAATCTGGTGCGCTGAAAATTGGTGCAGTCTTATCTAAAGCATTTTCTGGTATTTCTGGAATGATAAATGCTGCTGGTATTGGTATGTTAGCTGGTATCAGTATTTCTTTAGTAGCAGGTACAAGAGCGGCTATAGAGTTTGAAGATGCTTTTGCTATGGTTAAGAAAACTATGGCAGATGTAGATGACCCACAAGTATTCGAAAAAATTGCAGACGACTTAAAAGCTTTAGCAACTCAAATACCAGTAAGAGCTTCTGAATTAGCAGGATTAGGTTCTGTCGCTGGACAGTTAGGTGTTGGAGCAAGTGATGTTTCTAATTTCGTAGAAGTTGTAGGTAAATTAGGAGTTGCTACCAATATGACTGGTGAGCAAGCAGCTACTTCTTTAGCTAGATTTTTAAATGTAACAAACGAATCAACTGATTCAGTAGGAAAATTTGCTTCTATACTTGTACAACTAGGTAACAATGTTGCCGCACAAGAATCTGAAATTATATTACTAGCCCAAAACTTTGGTGCTATCGGTACAGTTGCAGGGTTATCCGCAACTGATATTCTTGCATTTTCAGCAGCTATGCGTGAAACTGGACAACAGGCTTCAGCAGGTTCTACTGCTTTAGGAAAACTTTTTACAATAATGGCAGACGCAGGTAAATCTGGAGGTAGTGATTTATTCAACTTTGCAGAGGTTGCTGGTGTAAGTGTTGGCGAATTTGCAGAATTAGTAGAAAACGATATAGGTAAAGCGGCCCAAGTGTTCTTAAAGGGGTTAGACGAAATGAATGACTCGGGTAAGGCATTAACTCCTACCCTTGCAAAATTAGGGCTAAACCAAGTAAGAACAGCAAGAGCAGTTTTATCTTTAGCAAACAACCAAGAAGGTTTAAATGAAGCTTTAGCTCTAGCAAGAGAAGAAGCAATATCTCAGAATGCTTTAAATGAAGAAGCTGCAACAAGATTCGAAACAGTATCTCAGAAAGTTGCACAGTTTAAATCTATTACAAATGTAGCATCATCTGAAATCGGTGAAGTTTTTCTTCCAGTAATAAGTAAACTTATGGACTTCTTTATTGTTTTAGCTAAAGGTTTAGTAGGCCTTGTTAGAGGTTTTAAAGAACTAGGAACATTTATGAAAGTACTTGTTACTACAGGTGCAGTTGCAACAATTGTAAAAATGTTTTCAAATATGTTTAAGTTATTTTCAAAAATTACAAAAGTCGCTACTCCACTTAAAGGATTTTTTACTACATTCAAATCAATTGCTGGTAAGCTTTTAGGTCCTTTAAAACTTTTGACTGGAGCTGTTGGAGCTGTAGTAGCAGCTATAACAGGTTTATTTAAATTAGGTCAAAAGCAACAAAACTTTGATGATTTTAATTCTGGTATTCAAGGAATGGTAGATAGTTTTAAAGAGTTAGACACTATGGAAGGTGGTATATCTGGAAACATCTCAGATGAAGTAATTAAAGGTTTTGTAGAAGGAATACCAGAAGGTTTTCAAGACGGAGTCCGTACAGCAATATCAAAAGGAGACATAACTGCGGCATCAGCTTTAGCTGCTTTTGAAATAGGTGACGTAATGGGAGAAGGTATTTCTGACAGTTTACGTAATGCTTTAGGAGTTGGGGACATCATGGATGGAAATAAATTATCAATGTTGTCGACAGCAATACAAGACATGGAACTAGATGGAGGTATTGATAAATTTGGAATAATATTTGAAACAGCCGAAGCCCTTCAAGTAGAACTTAGAAAAGGCGCTATGGCTAATGAAGACAACGTTGAACACTTAGAAGCTATGTTAGCTTTTTATTTACAATCAGGTCTTGCTGCAGGAGATTTAGAAACAACACAAGAAAAATTCGTAAGAATTCTTGAAGAACAAGTTGGATTACAAGTTGCTATGAGTCCTTGGTTTCAGAAAGCAATGGAAACTGAAAAAGGCAGATTAGAGATGGCAATGAGATATAAAGATGTCAATGAAGAAGTTTTTAATATGCTAGTAGAGATGGGATTGCTAGACCCAGTTGACCCAATAATAGATGCGTTTTCTCAATTGGAAAAAGACACTAACAACTTCTTAACTCTGATGGAAGATTTAAGAAAGCCGGAACAATTAGTTTTTGATGTAGAGATGGCTGAATTTGATGTTGCCGATGCACATAAAGAACACAATGACTTACACAAAGAATCTGCTGATTTACATCAAGAAGATTTAGACCTAGCTAAAGAGCTAAATGATTTACAAACTGCTGAGATTATGACCCATGAGGAAAAAATTGAACAGCAAGAAAAAATAAATGAAGCTTTAGAAATAGAGAATAGTCATTTAACAAATGCTAAGATGACCCTGCAGGAACAAAGGTCAGAACAAGATTTAATAAATGAAGCTTTAGAAATAGAGCAAAGATTAAGAGATGGTTTAGCTTTAAGTGCTAATGACCAGTTACAGAGAGAAAAGCTTAGAAAAGATAGAAGACGTGTTGAATTAGCTATACAGCAGGGTTCTTTAGAATTTGGCGATTTAGAGTTACAAGCTATAGATGAAAATATAGCTGCTATTGAATCAAAGTCTGTATCACAACAAGATGCAGATATAGCTAGAGAAAAAGCTAAAAAAATTGTTGATAGAGCTGAGGAAAGAAGACTTAAAGAAATTAGCCAAGCTGAAAAGCTCCGTGAGGATGCTAAAGATATAGCTTTAGAAGCTCAAGCTAGACGAAATGAAGAAATTGAAAAAATTGAAAAGCGTCGTATTGCTATTAATGAACGATTATTAGAACTCCCTAGAGAAATTAAAGAAGCTCATATAGATATACATAATGCACAAATGGACTTGATATCAGCTAACGCAGCAGTTCTGTTATCTTTTGGAGATTTAAGAAGCGTTGTAGTTGAAGATGCAATCAAAATGGCAGAAGCTTTAGGCATGCCATTAGAAGTACTTCAAGGAATTATGACTCTATTTAATCACGCACAAGTAGAATCAGTCCCTAAAATCAATGAAATATTAAATAGAATTGATGACCCGGGCCTTGGGGGAATGGGTATAGAATATTCAAACTCAACTTATGACAAGAATAGGTCAAATTACTCAAAGTTTAAACAATACGAATTTGAGAACAGACACATTGGTGGCGCAGTTAAAGCTTCTGGAAGTTACATGGTAGGTGAGCTTGGACCAGAAATATTAAAGATGAATCCATCTGGTGGTGGTTATATTAATAGACTTGGACAAGGAAATAACGCGGGTATGTCTCAAAACAATGTTGTAAATGTAAACGTAACAGGACTTCCTAGTGACCCTATAGCATCGAGAAGAATTGCTCAAAATATTCAAAGAGAGTTGAATAAATTATCTAAAGATGGAAGAAGCGGTAGTGTTAGATAATAAAGAAAAACATTATTTAAAAGCTTGTAAATCAGACTGGGATTGTGGTGAGTATTTTTATGGACCAAAATATCAGTACTGTAGAAAATGTAGAGATAAGGATATGTGCTAATGGCTAATACTATAACTATAGGAAGAATGACCTTTACCTCACCAGCAACCTTTAATATTGCGGCAGTTCCAACTAATACAAGAAACTCAATGGATAGAAGTTCAACATTAAGTGGTAGATTTGTAGCAAGCTCAGTAACAGAAGCAAAAGTTTTAAGAGATGAACTTGTTTCTATGGGTAACTCTAACCTCTTACTACCATTAACTTACACTGGTGACACAACATTTCAAGGATTTTGTAAATTACAAAATGTTTCTATAAATCATGTCAGTTTAGCTACTGGAGTTCTTGATTATCAAATTACAATACTTATACAAGGTAGGACATCCGAGATGTTATTTGAAAGTAACATGTCTGGTGCTCT